TGAAGTTAAAAGTACCAGAGATACCAAGAGGCATACCATCACTAAAGCTTCCTTGTCCGAAAGGGTAGACTAAGAATACTGCGAGAGCTGCAGATAACGGAGCTGTATAAGCTACGAAGATCCAAGGTCTCATTCCTAATCTGTATGATAGTTCCCACTGTCTTCCAGCGTAGGCTGCTACTCCTATCAAAAAATGGAACACGATGAGTTGGTATGGTCCGCCGTTATATAGCCACTCGTCCAGTGTGCCGGCTTCCCAGATGGGGTAGAAATGTAGTCCGATTGCGTTAGAGGAGGGGACGACTGCTCCTGATATTATATTGTTTCCATATAAGAATGAGCCGGAAACAGGCTCTCTAATACCGTCGATGTCGACTGGTGGTGCTGCAATGAATGCAAGTATAAAGCAAGTAGTTGCTGCAAGTAAAGTAGGTATCATCAAGACACCGAACCAACCTACATATAGGCGGTTCTCTGTGCTAGTTACCCACTGACAAAACCTTTCCCAATTACTGGTGCTGGTTTCTCTTGTAAGTTGTATGGTTGCCATTTAAAAAATGCCGGGTACTATTTGTCCTGTTGTTGCGTAGGCTCCTAGAGCTGCTACGAAGCCGAGCATAGCTGCCCAGCCATTAAATCTTTCTGCTTCGGGTGTCATTAAAAAATTCCGGGTATGATTTGTCCTGTAAATATGTATGAGCCTAACGCTGCGACGAAGCCTATCATAGCTAAGCGTCCGTTGGTCTCTTCGGCGATGTGCCATTGGTCATGTGAATGGTCGTGCTCTTGGCAGTCTGCATTATGTGACATAATTCGTGGGGGTGTTTCTATAGGGAAAATGTTTTGCTTACCGTATTCGGTAGTAATCATGAGTTCGTGTTGGGTAGTACAATATGGCGAGGACGATACGATTCGGGTCGCCGGCTGTACTATGCTACATTCTTTTGTTCTTTACGCTTTACTAAATCAATCGGGATGCCGGTATTTATCAAGAACTTTTTAAATGCTTCATCTTTCAAATCTTGAGTTTTAATAAATGGCTGATTACTAGGTAAACCAAATGGTGTATCGTAAAACAAACGAGTAGGTGCACGTCCATCTTGATAAGGTAGGTTGGCCATATTTTTGTTAATCATTAAATTTTCTTGTGGTGATGCGTCAGCTTTTGGAAAGATCCATCCTCTAAGATGAGGAGGTACAGCATCTACAGGAGGTAATACACCTGAGTCTTTTGTACCTAGATTATTAAGACGCCAAGTATCTAAGAAGGACTTAGCATCGTCTTCTCTGTTTGCTTGAAGTATACCATCGACTTGGTTCTGTTGTATCTTCAATTTTTTTATTGCGTCTTCTTTAGCCATGATTAGAAATTAATGTTTGAACGTGATAGTTTATCTTGTATGTCCTGTCTGTATGCAGGGTCTCTGTCATATCTTGAATCTCTCATCGCTTTAACTACCTCAGCCTGACTACGGAATACTGATCCGTCTGACTTAGGAGCTGTACCTGTAATCATTTTTCCTTCCTTTCCTATTGTATCGTTGTATCTGTAAGCTAGTGATTTAACTGCAAAGAATGCTGAAGCTGGATCACCCCTCTCCATAACCTGATCGAACAAAGCAACCTCTGTTTCATTTAGATTCTGTTGAGCCCAACTTATCATATTCCTATAGTTCTCTTCACCACCTACAACCCCTTTCAATTCTTGAACATCTTGTTCTGAGAAATCTGGAGGCTTAGGTATGTACTTAGTATTAGCATCCTTTACCCATTCAAGGTGCATCTGTGCTATCTCTTGAGTAGATAAAGAAGCTAACTTATCTAGAGTCTCTTTAGTGTACTCTTTCTCACTGTCGGCTTCTTTTTGTAGTGTATCTAAGAAGGAAAAGTCTGAAGTATTTGACTGATCTTCTTTCGTATCTTCTGTATCTTGTGTTTCTTCTTGGACTTCATCTTGAGGTTGCTCAGTATCTCCGCTAGCCTCAGTGCCTTCTCCAAGTTTTTTCTGGAGCTCGACATAAGCTTTCTCCAGTTCTTGTGCGTCTTTGTATTTGCCAGCAAGGAGGTTATCTTGAGCCTCTTGCATAGCTTCACCTACCTTAAGTGACTCTTGTTCCTCTGCATTGAGGTTGTCAACTGTGGTAACTTCTTGAGTGTTTTCGTATGTTAATGTTTCTGCCATTATACTTGTTGGTTAGGTGGTTGTTGTTGAGCCATTGTGTCTGCCATTTTAGCAGTTGCTTGGACCATTTGAGGTGTGTTCTTAACAGCTTCCATCTCAGCTTGTTGTTGCATAGCCTGTTGCTGTTCACCTTGTATCTCTTGCATACTCTTCACTAAGTTTAGTACGTCTATACCTTGTGCAGCTGCAAGTCGTTTGATTAATTCATCAGGATTAATGTATTGTGCAATAGCTTCTGGTCCCATTGTCTGTGCAATAGTTTGTAGGAAGCCACCTAATGCTTGTACATCTTGTCCTCTACCGAGTGCATTGATACCAGCTACAATGATAGGCTTCACCATACCCTTGGGTATACGTGGTATCTCACCTGTCTTCTGGAATACACTTAGCTTTCTGTTTAAGTATGGTACTAGGAACTCAACCGTGAGTAACCCAAAGAGTCCGCCGAGCTGTTGTTCTAGCTCTAGCTGTGTCATCTGTACTTCCTGAGCTGTAGTCCTTTCGCTGTCTCTTACTGACAGTATCAGGAATGCTTCGTTAAGTCTCTTCTCTAGGGTAGCCATGAGTTGATAGGCAGTCTGAAAATCAGCTGTCTTACCTACCTGTACTACACCGATGTCATCAGGTCGTCCTTGAACGATTGCTCCATTGCCTGCAGTCGCCAGTGTCTGGGGTTTAGTGGTGCTTGAGGGTGATACTACAAAAACAACTTTAGCAGCTGCTGCAGAGCCTTCTACAAGTGCCTGAGACAATGCCTCGAGAGACTTGAGATCCCCAATAAATTGACCAACTCTACCACGACCATAAGCTTCTCCATCTACTGTATTAAAACGTAGTGGTAGCCATGGTGTTGCATCGACTGGAGCCTTACTATATGAATCGGCTAATTCTTTACCGTGTACTTCTTGATGCCAAACTACTCTGTTGTTCTCACGTTTGACATGAGTGTATATGTCACACTCTTTTGTTTCTGGTTCACCCTCAGATACTAAAGGCATCTCCTCCTCGGGAGGTAGATATTTTTCTATTAGTTTCTTGTTGATACGTTCTCTTGTGACTATTTCAATTACATTTCCGTTGCCGTCTCGTTCTAGTACGAAGCGATTAAGAGGAAATAATTTCAACCCTGCTTTGCCCATAAAGATAAGAGCATTACCACCTACAACTAGATGTTGTAATGCTTGGTGTATTACTACACGATCATCTGACGCTGCAATAGAATCAAGGATGGTTCGTTCTATCTTTGAAAAGGATAAGTCTAGTTCTGATTTGAGCTCAGGTGGTACTTCACCTAGCTGTGACTCGTCCACTTGCAGTTTGAAAAAGCTAGTCTGTGGAGGTACGAGTGATAGAGATAGCTTTGATGCTAACGCTACTACTCCCTTAGCCCCCACTGATTGCCATGGTGTCTTCAACTGCTTCATACCTTTGGACTGATCTTCGTGTCCTCTGATTAGATATGGTAGGGTAAGTTTGGTTGCTTCCTCTGCTTCGTTTAGAAACTGGCTACGATCGCTGCATAAATAATCATAGCGTTCTTTTGCTGTCATTGTTAGATATTAAGAGATGATATTCTGAGTCCAGAACGGTTAAAGCTACCGCCTGTACCATACCTAAATTGGTTTTTAGGTTTTATCTTAGATTTGACTCCAGCTACCGTTTGATTCTGCTCTTGTGCAGCTCTAGATGCCTGAGTCTGTTGTGCCATCTGTTCTTGCTGTGCTCTAATTGCAGCTTCGTTAGCCTGTTGGCCTGCTTGATACTGCGAAGTAGCTGACTGTATTAATGCTTGGTTTGCAGCTTGGCCTGCTCTAGCACGTTCACCTTGTTTTGCTAAAGCTTCCGACTGTGCTCGAAGAGCCCTCTCGTTTGCTCCGGCAGCAGATGTTATGTCAGCTAGTCTAGCATCTCTCATACCAGCTGCGGATGTTATGTCAGCTAAGCGTTGGTCTCTCATACCAGCTGCGGATGTTATGTCAGCTAGCCTTGCATCGTATGTAGACTTAAGTGAGTCTCGTGCTGCTGACTGTTGCTGACCAAGTCGATTAATACTTCTGTCAACTCCTGTTTGGTATTCTGCTAGCTGTCTGTTAAAGTCTCCAGTTTGTTTACCGATTTGGTTTGTTATAAACTCACCAAACTGATCTTGCCTGACAGACCTTCCTCCACCGACGTCATAGTATTGTGGTGTAGCTAGTGCAGCCTTACGTTCATTCATGAATTGAGTCAGCTCATCAATCTGAGACTGACCTGTTGAGAATCTATCTCTGATCCACTGATCTTCGTAAGGGTTTTGTGACGTGTTATTGACGGTGGTGGAGGTGGATGATCCTCTTGGTGCAAGCCCGAGTGCACCGAGTGCACCGCTTGCTAGTCCTCCTACAAATCCCATAGTTAAAGTTCCGTTGTTACTATTATTTGATGTTCTTTCCAGCCAGATTCTTTTACAAGTTTCTTAGCTAGACCTTTTCGAGCCCTTGCTTCTACAAATTCACAGCCGTTTACACGTGCGGAATCTTTAACTTCTTCAAAGGCTTCTACCCAAGGGGTATAATCGTGTCCGGATACTGTTGCCCAGACGTGTACAAACATCGCAGTCTTCAGCGGATACTGTAGTACTTCTGTGATAAGTACACAAGGTATCGTACCTTTTTTATCACTATCTAATCCTATCCACAGTTGTTGTTGACCTTGATAGATAGGTAAGAAGAAAACTTCAGCATCTGCTTCAGCATTGCTATGTTCTAATACTTTATTGATGAGTGGTTTGATGTCAGGCCATAGATAAATTACATCTTGAGGCTGAGCTAGGTGGAATTTCATTTAGTTAATCGCTTTTCGTACCACTCCACGACTGAGCGTTGCCCTGCTTTGTACATAATACTAGCGAGCTCCTCCTTTGGGTGGGGTGTAGTTGGTGGGAAGGTCTCCTCCATTTCATGTAGAAGAGACTCTGGTGTTGGGCCAATGATAGGCTCAAGCATATTGAGGGAGGTTTGTGTTTGCATGTTCAAAGAATGCTGGCATGCGAGCTGCTCTGGTGTCAGAAAACTGTGGGGCTTTGCCCTGATACATTAACTGATCGCTCGCATCCAGCCAAAATTTTTTGTCCAAATATTTATCGTCAGTATTTATACCTAGTGGTTGTACTATCCAGTTAATAGTTGCCTTCCTAAGCTTATCCAAGCTACTGCTAGGATTAAGACCCAGCTCAGCACATACAAGGCTATTTGTTGCAACGTGGATCTGTTCATCTCTGGATATATCAGCTGATACTGTTCTGAGAGCAGCATCACCATTAAACCTAAAGAAAGGCAGTAAAACAAAGAATATAGCTCGCTCTGCAACGAGTGCCTTTGTGATAGTATGGTCAGGGTGTGCAATCCAAGCATCTCTTAGTCTTAATGCCTCCAGTTCTGCTTGTTCGTCGGCACCGTGGGCGTCAACAATGTAGCCCAAAGCGAGATCATGTTTAATCTCGTCTTTAACGTTTGACTCAAGAAGTGTCCTCGCTGTTTGCGGGACTTCTTTCTCCAAGCCTTGAGAAATAAATTCTCCAACTGGTAGCTCCATATGACGTATTGCGAGAGCACGTTTGATGGTTTCTTCAGCACCGTATTTCACCTCGCCTTTTGTTGGGACAACTGGTGTCCATGTTCTTTTTCTTTCTAATAATTGTGTGTAAGGATGTATTCTCATTGTTGGCAGTCACATTCGATTTTTGATTCAGTTCCAATAATCCCTGCCAAGTAACTGTCGACGTCAGTGTCAGCCAGTGCAGCGTATGCGTCTGACTTATCCTGTACATCACCCATGACTTGAAGGGAGTAGTATAAAGAAGTCTGTGGACTATATAGCCACTCTTCTATGAATGCTTCGTTGTATTCTACAACATCGCTCCAGCTGTTGAAGCTGTAGCCATGAAGCAATCCTGTCCTATCGAGCATCGTCATGATTTCGTCTGCTACACGCTTGTAAGCGTCCCATCCTACTTCACTTGCTATCTCAACGTCTCCGTAGCTCACTCTCTCAACTCCGAACTCGCCAGAGTCTCTGTCTACGGTCTTAGCTATTGGTGGTGCTATCTCGGGTGTGCAAGTATAGCCGTCTAGGTCTTTACTGCGATAGCTGCAGCTGGCAGTGGGTGCAATAGCGAACGCCCTTACCATGTCATGTTGTCTAGCTATCTGTGCTGCTTCAAAGATAGCATTGTTTAGTCCCCAAGCGGCAAGTCCAGCTGCGTTGCTTGCTGAATGTCCGAGGTTAACTTTTCGTAGTGCTTCTCCAAATTCTTCGTACGTGATATCGTAACGTCTGAGGAAGTTGGCAAGACCCAACACTCCAAGCCCGACTTGTCTGTCGATTTCTGGGGTAAGGTATTCTCCAGATTCTCCAACACCTGTCCGGCCATGGAGATCACACAACTGGGACATGCCTGATACGAAAGCCTCTTGTAAGTTGTCGAGTGTACAGGCACCGAGATTGACATGCTGTAACAAGCAAGTTCCACGTGAGGGCAAGTATACTTCAAGACAGACGTTTCCATAGATACGCTCCCCGGATTCTGTGTACTTGATCTTGTTGAGCCAGACGTCTCCTGATTTGATTCCATATATTAAAGCCTCTTTTGTAGGTTTATCTGCTAGCTTCCACATGTCATCGTTTATATCGACACACCTTTTAACCCAAGGTAACTCGGATCGGGAAGCTTTTATAAAGTGTACCACATCTGGGTGGTTTAAATCGAGGTGCAATACTATAGCACCATTCTTGTATGCTCCACCTCTACGAAGTGTCTCGTTAAGGGCGGAGTATATTTTACCAAAACTGACTGGGCCAGTAGCTACCAGTCCTTTGTCATTTGTATGCCCTGCTGGTCTAAGCTTAGACAGGTGGATAGCACATCCAGCACCATAACGTAGTGCATGGGA